AAATGGGGGAAAAAAATCCATGGTGAAGACGCTAGTGATACTGATTCTACTTTTCAACGGGACAGTAGTAAGAGAGAGATTAAATTTTAATCCTCCTGTAACTGTACTAGATTGTTTGGCGGCTGGCGATACCTATCGGGAAGAAGTATCCACGTATCGCGGACCAGGGAAAGACCAAGGATGGTATTTAAATGATGGACGAGGCACTATTCAAGGAATTTACTGTGAGTAAACCTACTCTAAAAGGGAATTAGAATAGGTTAATTGTGGTGAGAAGATTTCCTCTACCACATTTCGGCCATATTGTCAAATGACCTTTTCTACTGCGCATGTATAACGAGTAGCAAGTCTAGCTTCATTCATCATTTTATATCCAATCTTAGAATAAATCTTTATAGATTCTTGGTGTGCCGCTCGAGAGCATTCATACCAGCTATTATATAATAGGGGACTCTGTACCGGAGGCATACATACACTGGGCATACTTAAAAAAGAACACACCCATATTGTTAAAGTAAATTTAATCATTGACAATCTTTTAAAAAAATCCTATATAATAGTTCAAATGAAAGGAACACATGACTGATATTACAAAATATCGAAACGTTTCACTAACACATGAAACATACAAGACTTTGATTAGTTTGTCGAAGGTATTATTACCGGATGCCAAATTATCAATTAGTAAAACCATTGAAGCATTAACGAATGAGAAAGCGAAGAAGTTAAATGGCAAGATTAAAAAAATATAGAGTACACAAAGCAATTTGCGACGTGTGCAATGGCAACGGATATGTTAAAGTTGTCCACATAGATCAAAAAGATCACATTCACCAATGTTGGGAATGTGACTCGGAAGGAGAATTTTATGTCTACGAACCCCCGATGGAGAACGATGATAATGCTCGCGGTAATCGTAACACTTACAAGTTCTTGCACTGAGTTTGCAATGTTAAGCTCAAGCGCAACAATAGCTGTGAGTCACAATGCTTATGCTAAAGCCTATAGTGGAATAGATATGTTAACTATTATGCATACAGAAAAAGATATTAAAACGCACATCTATCATGGCTTAAAGGAACAAGATGAATAAAATATTTATAATCGTATTTACTTCCTTAGGACTGATAACTCTTTTATCTTTGTATATGCTGGTGGTGGTACTATGAGCAATCAATTTTCTATTAGTTATTTTTCAAAGTCGGATGGTAAGAAGATTAAAAGACCTTACGATCCACATCATGAAATGCAGCATGAGTTTATTGCAGGCTCAGGTAATCTTTGTAAAAGATACTGGGACAAGAGTAAAGATGGATTGAGAACGGCTAACGCACCCTGGACCATTACGGTTAGGAAATGATTCAAACATCATTCTTTCCCCAACCAGAAAAAGATGATCCTATAAAACTAATACAGGTTGGTTCGTCTGGTTTTCAACCCAGGAAAGTGGAAGAGCTTCTACCTGATGTAAATATTGTACCAGACACTTATATGATTTATCCAACGGGAGGATATCATCCTTTTTACGGGGTTCCCAACACATTTCCTAGATACCAATTACCTATTTGGCCCTATATAAAAAGAATTAAATATGATCACCCACCAAACAAAGGTGCAAGACATCCTATTAATTTCCAGGCAAATGTTCTATTTGGTCCAGAGGGATATCCTGTAATTTCACTGAAAAGAACCACTTATCGCACAACATATGTTACAGTGGAAAAAAAATCGAGACAGGTTCCAAAAGATAGTCTTCAAAAATTTCATAGATTAGTTGCTTTAGCCTGGATTCCTAATCCAAAGAATAAACCTTTTGTTTTACATGATAATGATGATCTAACAAACTATCTTATTGAAAATTTAAAGTGGGGTACGGCGAGTGAAAACATGAGAGAAAAAATTTTAAAACGTCCCGACACTGTGGAACAAAAATATTTAAATGCTGTTCTAAAAGGATATATTAAAGGATGATGAGCGATAAAGACATAAAAGAATACCATAATCTGGATAAGTTAAAAGAATACCATCCTCTGCCTTCAGGACTCACGGTTGCCGAATCAGGGATCTCGGGCCAGGGAGTATTTACTACACGAAGATTAGTTGCTGGAACAGAACTTGGAATCAGTCATTGGCGTATTGATAAAGAACTTATTAGAACTCCACTTGGAGGATTCATTAACCATAGCGAGACACCAAACTGTCAACGCTCTCAAATTAGAATTAAACCGGGTCTGGATAAATGGAATCTTATGGTCATAGAAGATATTGAAGAAGGATCAGAGCTCACTTTAAAATATAAATTATATGTCCCAGAAAAAACCTAAGTGGGATGGGCGCTCCAGAGTCGCCACGGATGCCTATAGAAAAAATTTTAATAAAATTTTTAATGTAAAAGAACTTCCTAAACTTAAACAAGACATTGTAAAGAGTGTGACACAGACCAGTTTGAATAAGAAGTATGGAGATTTAGTTGAAAATATTATAGAAAGAAAGATGCGTGAAAAAAAGTAATAAATACAGCTATATAAGCGGAAAACAGATTACAGATGTAGATACTGGAACTCGGTTTTATGACTTCCAAGGTATTCGTTTACCAAGCGTTACAACAATACTTGCAAAGACAAAGAATCAAGAGTATTTAACCGCGTGGAAAAATAAAGTAGGACATGCAAAAGCAGAAGCCATTAAGAATCTATCTTCAAAGCGAGGGACTAGTATGCACAAATTCCTGGAGTCTCATATCCAAGGCGTTGGCTACGATGATCTTACGCCAATCGGATGCGAGGCGAAGCCCATGGCCCAAAAAGTTATTGAGATGGGTCTTGCACCTGTTTCGGAATACCATGGTAGTGAAGTTATGTTACACTATCCTGGGTTGTATGCTGGGAGTACTGATCTCGTTTGTACTCATAATGATTTAGAGACTATTGTAGATTTTAAACAGTCAAATCGTCCGAAGAAGGAAGAATGGATTGATGACTATAAGTTACAAATTGCTGCGTATGCCATGGCCCACGATGCGTACTACGGGAGCGAGATTCGTCAAGGGGTAATCATGATCTGTACACCAGATTTATATTACCAGGAGTTTCGGATCACGGACCACGAATTACGGACCTGGAAGCATAAGTTTCTTAAACGATTAAACCAGTACAATGAGCTCATTCATGATGAAAAGGAGATAGCCAACATCGATACATCTGAACTATTAGAAGAGTTTGAAAAAGATTGTTCAAAATAAGGCAAATGAGGCATAAATAAGGCAGAACCTTCCTATAAGAGATCTCACAGATTTTTTACTCCTCTTAAAAAAAAACATGAAAAAAAAGTGTCTTTCTGTCATTTTAGACTATTATCATTGGTATACAACAAAAGTAGCTGACAAAAACAGTGACAGAAAATGTTTTGATGACAGAATTTTTTGTCAGTTATTCAAAATACCGCATAAAACAACTCTAGGGTGCCTTCGCGCGCGCGTAAGCAAGGTTTTCCTTGCCTTAATTATCTGTCAGATCTCTTATAGGGAAAATTAAGAAGATGACAGAGGAGAAGTTTTGGGATAAATTCAATGAGAAACACAACTCAAAGTATTACCATGCCACGAAAAACAAAAAGAAGATTAAGCTTAAACCGAAACGTCAGCGACGTTATCCCTTATTCAAAGGTCAGAGTTGAGTGGACTGATATCTTAAGCGATAGTGGATGGGCTGATGAGAAACAGTTTAACAAAATGAAGTTAGCTTTCCCTGTTAATGAAGGCTGGTTGTATAACAAAGATAGATACGCTGTTAAGCTTTTTGCTTCTTACGATCGGGATGAGGATGGCTCTTTAACTTTTGGGGATCGGACAATGATTCCTTTGGCTTGCGTGAAGAGGATTCAGAAGCTTTAGGTGCCTCAATTGCCTCACCTTCCACAGTCTTTGCATTCAGTAGGGGCTCGTAGTCGGTTAAGATTTGTTTCATTTTGGCTTCTAGTTGTTCCTCTGTTAGCTCTTCTAGTTTCCCATGTTTTATTATTTTTCTGTCTATGTATAGTCCTGCTGCTTTGCCACGATTGGTTTCAGCGTTTACAGCTGAGGAAAAAGATCCTTTCTTTAAAGCCATTTGTTTAATTCTATCTAGTTCTGCAATGTGAGTCTCATAGTTAACTTCAAACTTTTTAAGTCTTTCTTCTTTGAGCTCCCCTACAAATTTTGCTACCAATGGGGACAGTCTTGGATTCATAAGCTCTGAGCCTTCTTGTCTAGCTCTGTTATGACTATAGCCAGCTAGCTTTGCTGCTTCCATCTGTGAGACAGGTCCATCGGGACCACCGAATACAATAAACTCAGCAAATCTTTTTTGCATTTCTGTTAATCTTTTTGGAACTCCCATGGTTGACAATTTAAGGTAACTATCCTATAAAGTCAATATGAAAGATGATCATGAAAATGGAGAAAGAGCTGAACAAGCTACTTATGAAGATGAGCATACTTCTAGACGTACTGTAACTATACCTCTTAAAGAGTATGATGAACTTAAAGCTAAACAATCTTCTATTACAGATCCATCTCTTATTTCTATCATTGATAAGGTAGAAGAATTAATTAGAGCATTAAGAAAACATATTATAAGAAAGTGACAGAAGATTTAACATCATTACTTGAACAGCACCAAAAGGATATTTGGGAATGGAAACAAAAAGAATCCCAATGGATAAGAGATAAGAACCAGTTGGATGGTAATAAACAAATTATAGAAGAGCTGTCTACTAAACTTATTGCTATGAAAAAACGAGCACAAGAAGCTGAAGGAGAGAATACAATTATAAAAGGAATTGGAAATAATTCTCCCGAGATGAAAGAAATACAAGAGAGACTACGTAGCGCTCAAGAGATTAACGAGAGCCATCAAAGATATAATGGAAAATTACAATTAAGATTGACAGAGGTAGAAGAAGATAATAAAAGACTTGCCAAACAAATTCAAGATTTAACTACTTCAAGAAAGTTCGGAGACGGTACACATTAATGCGAGTACAAGACATGCAACAGTTTCTTGCTTCCTTCACTACAGGATCAGATGCAGTAAAGAATGCTGTAATATTTTGTGAAGTTGAAGGCACATTATATGATGTGAGAAGAATGGAAGTGCATGAGAATCAAGCTCCCATTGTTGGTTTCAAAGGTCATACAGCTCATAGATTAGTTTTAAAAACTTCAAAACCTTCTTCAATTATCTTACCAGATAAGCTCCAGAAAGATTACTAATGCACGAGGTGGTTACCTCGATAAAGACATGGGTCCAGAGGCAAAATTATATCAAAAACTTCGTAAAAATTCCAAGGGAATTACGTGGACTAGGCTTGAAAACCTTAGCTCTCTCGGTACTCCTGATCTATTGGGTTATAATGCTAATGGCCACTTTTTTACAGTAGAGTTAAAAGTTACAAAGGGAAACAAACTTAAATTTTCTGCACACCAAATTGCATTCCATAAGACACATCCAAAC